AAGAACGACATCAACAAGGCGATTGTCAACGGGCTCCAGCCCGAAGTGGACCGCAGATTCCAAAGACTTTACGAGGAAGTCGCGGAAAAGAAGCTTACCAAGAGGCAGTTGATCGCAAGACTCAAGAGGTTGTCCAATGGCGAATCTTTGATGGCAAAGAGCGACAAACAGGACAATGAAGCCCCCCTCACCCAAGAGGAAGCTCGGCAAACAATCCTAGAAGCCTTTGGCCTTACCTCCGAAGGGCTGAACCGAGAGAGTAGCGCCCCCTTGTTTAACTACGGAGACAGGTCGCAGGTAAGCAAGGTCAACTCGCTCCTAAATGAGTCAGTTGGCGAGCCAGCATCATGGGCCAAGGTCGCAAGCGATGTGTTCGCATCGTTCATCTTCACAGGAAGCCCTTCCCTTGTAGCTAACGTAGGTCTCACTCCTTTCGCTCCGCTCACAGTCCCGCTTCACCTCTTCGCAGAGGCACTCACCTCCCGAATGAAGGGCAACGTGCAGATGGCCTACGGAGATGAAGTGATTGGTACTCCATATAGGAACATCGGAGAAGCTGTTGTAGGCGGACTTAGCGAGGCTGGTGCAACCTTCTCGGCTATTAAGTCCGGAGCTCTCAAAGCCGCTTGGGCCAAGGCTGTAGAGGCATTTAATAACGAATTCTCGTCATTCGGAGAGGATCAAGGGGTAGTAAGCCAAGGGCTGACCGAGCGTGAGTCAGGGATGGTAACGAAATCGATCCCCGGAAAGACAGGAAAGGTTATCCGAGCAGGTATCAATGCCCTTCTGGCGGGTGACGAATTTACGAAGAATTTCAGAGCCAATATGTATGTAGGAGCGTTTGCATACAGGGTCGGCAAAGCAAAAGGCCTCACCGGAGCGGAGCTAACAGACTTCGTTGAGAACCAGATTGCAGACAAGGAATCAATCGCTTGGCATCTGGCAGTTAAAAGAACCTTGCGCGATACCTTCGGCCAGAATCTCTCTAAGGAAGGCAAAAACTTCAAGAGCTTGGGCGAGCTTACTGGCACGATCCCAGAAGCGGCTCGAAGCGTTAACTCAAAGCTTGGGGCTTATGCAGACCAGCAAAAGTTCGCTGGAATTAACATTGGCGGAAGAAAGTTCAGCCCAGCGGAGTTTGCGACAAAGTTCTTCCAGAGCTTCTTCTTGCTGATCAAGAGCCCCTACAACATCGCTAGGGCATCAGCGGCATACTCTCCCCTCGCTGGCATTAATGTTTTAGCAAGAAACGCAAGAGGTACGGAAACGACACTCGACCCGAATACCGGCAAGCAGATCAAGTTCATGGATGCCGATGACTACAACGCATCGCTCCAAAGGCACACAGAGGCCTTGCTCGGAATGGCTGGAATGGCCGCTCTGTGGAGCGCATTTGAAGGCGATGACGATGATGACGAGAAGACCGTATTCGGTCTCCCTTGGATGCCGAAGATCCTCATCACAGGCTCATCCGATAGCGGTCCCAAGACTCGGTATGGCAACCAAGCGACAACTATCAAGATCGGCAATATCTCGATCCCCTACGGAAGGTATGAGCCGTTATCTGGGCTCGCCTACCTCGCTGACATGGCAAGAGAGGCCAAACAGATCCAAAAGGGTCGTGGTAGTGCCGATGCCAGAGTGGCGAATTGGGTTCGCGATTTCATCAGCTACCCGTTCAGCAAGACATTCTCAAAGTCGTTTAGAGATATTGCAAAGCTCTCGAGCGTCAAGGGAGCCGGCGATGTCCTTCAAAACAGAGTTGCCTCCCTTGTAGTGCCTAACTTTTTCCGTCGGCTTTTTGAGCCCGGTGCGGTCACAGTTGGTGAAGAGGCTTGGGATGCCGAAAGATTGTCTGGATGGAGTTGGACTGAAATGGGTGGATGGGTCAATGCGACCCTTCCGGGCTTACCCTCCCTACTAAGCGAAGCTGGGGTTAAAAACCAGTTGTCCGAAGGCCTGCCACCTCGATATCTGGCCGACTTGAGCCCCAAGAAGCGGGATGTATCTATCGCTGAGAAAATAGCTAAAAAGGTTGGCGTACCAGATAGGGCATCAAGGCTGATCGGTGGGATTACCAAGGGATTGACCCCTTCCGGCATAGCTTACGAGGCCCCCGAGAAGACACGGCTTGAGAAGTTCATCTCAGCTTACAACGCAAGGTATCCGCAGACATCCTACAACCCGAAGCCCCCAAACAAGTTTGTGCAGATAAAGGACAAGGACGGCATCTCCAAGAACGAACAGATGACCCCTCGCGAGTACAAGATGATGCTGGAAATGGCCTCGAAACTAGGCACGGCAAGGATCAATTCTGTATTGAGCGATGAGAATATCGCAAACCCAACAGATAATATCCGCAAACTGGTCGACAAAATCCGAGAGGATGCAGTTAGCTCGGCTAGAGAAGCTGTAAAACGTGCGCGTCGCTATCAAAACGAAAAAGCTGTTGAGCCAGCCTCCAGCTAGTAGGTAGAAGTCGATGGCGTCCACACAAATCGAGAATCTTGTTGCTAGAGCAGAAGCACTTGAGGAAGCCTTAGAGACGCCCAAAAGCACCGAAGAGGGAGAAGCCCTTGGTGGTGGCAAGCCAGCAGAGACAGGCTTTTCCTCAGCATATAAACTCACCCCAGAACAAGAAAGAATCCTTGTAGATCATGCGGTTGAAAGGCTTCGCAAGCTCGAGCGTGATATGGGCAGATCCTTAGTCCGCAACATGGCTTGGAGTACTCAATCTGGCACAATGGCCGCTTACGACACTTTCTTAGGACGCCGACAGGTCTACGAATGGCTTTACGAGAATAACGTGGATTGGAGGCCTGCGGTTATGGGTGGAATCTTTGAGCACAGCAACCTTGTTGTGCCTATTACCCGCCGAATCGTCCGTCAGATGATTGCTCGGGCTCAGAAATACTTTATTGGTACAGATCCTTGGTTTGCCACCTTCCCTCAAGGGCCTGCGGATCGGGACATTTGCGATAAGGTTGAGAAATACGCTCGCTGGAAGTTCGACAAGACCAAGCTGAAGGAAGCTATTGCCATGATCCTTCAGATGGCCTTCGTGCGTGGTGAATGCGTGGTTAAGACCACCTTCCAAAAGAAAGAGAACATCTTCCAGCGGAAGGCCAAGGTTCTGGTGGATGCTGATGGCAACGACATCCTTGGGGCTGATGGAGACATTATCACCGATGGTGACTCTTTTGTTGTCGGCCAAGACGGGATGACCCTTGTTCTACAAAGAGACGGAGTCACCGAACAGCCTCTTGTGCCTATTTTCATTGAGAAGATCATCACCCGCAAAGTCGTGACCCATAGTGGTCCTACTGCCGAGCCGATCTACTACCAAGATTTTATCTGCCCCCTGAACGCAACAAGCATCGATGATGCCGACTTCTGCGCTCACCTTTACGATGCTCCCGTGATGGAGCTAACCGACTTCTATTCGAAGTCACCCAAGGAAGAGACCCCAGAAGCAGAATTGGCAAGGCTGACAGCCGCTATTGAGCAGATTCGCCTCGGTGCTGGTGAAAGCGGAATGGCTAAATCAGCAACAGCCCAAGCAAGAGTCGAGCGCGGAGAGACTCAACTCAGCCCAGACGATACGAATCCAAAGATGGAGATTGCGGAATGTTACATTCGCTATGACGCGAACAATGACGGAATCCTTGAGGAAATCGTCCTCATGCTCGATGTCCACAACCGCAGGGCTTTGTATTATGACTATTTAGCCAATGTTACCCCAGACGGGAAAAGGCCGTTCACCGCAGTTCGCATCAACCCTGTTGACGGCAGGTGGTATGGATTGGGTGCAGTTGAGCAGTTCAAGACATCCCAAGACTTTGTTGATTTGACGATTAACAGGCTAAATTTTGCTCAAGGAGCCTCTGGAAGGGTCACTTTCTGGCGTCCCGACGCTACTTTCGAAGGGTCAGCGAATCCCAATTTAATCCTAAATACAGGTGGTACTTACACGCTTCGGCCCGGCTTTTCTGCTCCTGACGCACTCACCTACGTCAATTTGCCAGAGACAAAGAACAATGACCTAAACTTCATGCTCAATTACTTCACTCAGATCGTGCAACTGGAGTCGGGCGTTGTGAACGGCGGAGATCAAGAGTTCTCTGGTTTGCCTAGCAGTAAGCTTGCAACTGGAATCCGATCCATCGACCAAGCTGGAAGCGAGATGTTCAGCCAATACCTGCTCTCGCTTGAGTCTCCCCTCACCCAGATCATCAACCGGCTCATGACCATTCTTCTGGATAACTTGGATAAACAGGAAGCCTTTACCTACCTCGAAGGAGATGCGGCGAGTTTAATCAGCGTAACTCCAGACGATGTGCGTGGGATGGATCTAAACATCAAGCTCCTCCTGACCCGCTATCACGGCGAGCAACAGCTACAAAGCAACGCTCAAGCGGCCAATCTGGTTGCTCAATTCTACGGATTGCCTCCAGAGGTTCAGCAGAAAGTCGGACTATTCTACCGCCAGAGCTTGAAGGCTCTAGGAATCATGGAAGCCGACTCGATTATCCAAGCTTTTGAGCCACCTCCCACAGTTAATGGTATTACCCCAGACGGAAGGGTTTTCGGGCAGGCTGGGTCTCCGGGCTCCCCCACTTCTTCGGTTGGCGGATCTAGACAGGTTCCAATGGAAGCGGGGCCGGCTGGAGGGCCAAATCCGGGTAATGGGACATCGCTATGACCCTTGATCAAGCGTTTGGTACTGGGAACGTAACGGCAACCACAGTTAGTGGCGTCACAAAAGTCACATTTAAGAAATCTCTTTTTGACGAGATTTCAACAGCGGAAGCAAACGCTACGACGGGAGACATTCGCAAGGTTGTCTACGGCATGGTCAAAGGGCTAATTGGAATCGTTAACTCCGAGAGAGCTAAAGACACAACCCTGACAAGCGTGGTCCCCTCTGAGACATACCAAAATCTGTATCCATCGGACGATACGCAATACTCGGGACAAATGGTTTTTGCAGTTGCTCCAATTGTTAACGACGTAAAGGACGAGCCTTAATATGGCATTCAATAAAGCCCCAAGTAGCTGGCTTACTGGGTACACATACACCAGCAACGAAATCTCTTTCAGCTTGTCTGGGGACTACACGACAGAATGCCAAGATGCGATGGGCTTAATTTTTAGAGTCACGGACGAGATTCTAAAGAAATATACAGCCACGGCGTCTGCCGACAGACCAGTTCAAT